ATATCCACCTCCTTAATAATATCTTTAACTTATTACAATACCTAAAATTACCAACATAATAGCCAACCAATTGACCCATACTAATATCATGAAGATATTACTCGATAAAATAATGTATGACAAACATCTGACCATCCGTCAGACCGCCATCCTTACGGGTGTTCCGAAATCAACGATAGCAGATATCGCATCGGAGAGGATCAGTCCTAGACTAGACATCCTGGAGCAGTTGGCGAAGGGGCTAAACGTCAGGATCACCGACCTTTTTGAGTCGGATTACAAATAAGTGTCCGGGTACTCGGACAAATTTCAAAAACGCACCAGTTTTAGGAAACGTATGTGTTTTTATATATAGAGGATGAAGAACCTCACATATATAAAGAACAAATGTTCGAAAATATATTGATTTTCCATAGTACAAGAAGTATGATAAATACAAAGGAATTTCGAACAACTGTTCTGATACACAAGAGCGGAGGTGCGTACATATGAATCACGACAAAAAGCAGCAGGATATCAATTTTATAATTGAATTACTTAAAAAGGAGCCGCCTGATAGGGTACGTGAAATATTGATATTTATCAGGAATTACCTTAAAAAGTAGATGCAGGGAGCCGGTTTTTACTGGCTCTTTTTTAGGTTATCTATATACTGCAATGCGATTTTCTCCAAAGTAGCTTTGCTGGTATCATCCAGCTGCTCATAAGTAACGATAAATGACTGTATTGCACTTGCAACTGCGGAATCAGTATCACGCAGAAGCATGGCGGTGTATTTCATGATCTTCTCCTGTTCGGTAAGCTGTTCGAACATCTCACCTTCCCCAGATCGGAGCCAGTCTTCGTTTACATTGTGCTGTTTACATATTAAAGAAATGACAGCATCTATAGGTTCATTTCTTCCAGATTCATAAGTAGCCATAGTACTTCTTTTTATACCTATGCTATCCGCAAATTCTTGCTGAGTCATATCTAATTCTTTTCTCAATTTCTTTAGACGCTCATTCATTTTTCCTCACCTCACTTCTTGGACTCGATTATACTATACGACTATCCAAAAATCAATAGAAAATGTTGCAAAATCACAAAATGTCGCAAAATAGCAAAAACATATTGACAAATTCTGAAATGCGACATAAAATGGACTCATAGCAACAAAGCAATTTACAAAAACACAAAAGTGAGGTGAGGGAAGATGGATAAATTGAGTGAACTGAATGAGCTGATCGAAGACATGGAAGCGGTTGCTGATAAATATTACAGAAAAATGAAAGAGGAATCTTCTGATTATCTGGAAGTAAAAGAGAAATATGAGAGAACAGCAAGAGCTGTAGCATACAGAGATAGTTCTGAAATGGGCAGATTTTTACAAAAACGATGGACGAAAGATTATGAAAAAGATCTTGAAAACATTGGGATACCTTCGAGAGAAAAATAATCCGGAAAGAGGTGAAAAAATGCGTATAGAAGGAACGACAAACAAAATGATGAACTTCTTAAAAAAGAATGGAATCAATCTTTCAGAGTTGTCCAGAATAGCAGGAATTCCATATAAATTGCTGTACGCAAGCGTGAGAGACAAGAACAGAAAAAGAGAACTAAGGGCAGATGAATTTCTAAGCATTTGTGAAGCACTAGAAGTTGATCCAGGAATATTCGCAAAAGAACGGAGCACGAAGTGAGGTGAAAAAAGATGGATAAAAAGATTGAACAATTAGAAAAACAGATCGAAGAAATGAAAAAAACAATCCGCGACCTGTTTTTGTTCTTTGTTGCAACAAGCGTAGTCTTTATAGGGGCAAGCCTAATAGACACAAAAAATTATGCAGTTATTCACGATTATTATCAGGAGTCACTGCAGAATGATCAACAGACGATTCAGGATCTTGAAAAACTGCAGAAGGCACTTGAGAAGAATCAAGCAGACGCTTTGTAGCATCAGACAAGCTGTCAATGACTTCCTGCTGAGAAGAATTTGTAGCGTCGATGGAATCAACAAGATCATGGAGAGTTTTGTTAGTATCCTCTTGGATTTCCAAAATTCTTTCTTGATACTCAGCTGTCTGCTTGGCCTGCTGATAGTTCTGATATTGTGTGTAAGAAAATTCACACATACTGAACAGAAGAAGAATCAAAGACCATGTATGAATCTTAACTCTGTAATTGCCGAACGGGATAAAAATGCTACCAGTCAGATCCAAAACTTTGACGGCATTTTCATCAACGATAACATAATCACCATCAGGAAGATCGTTAGAATCCTCAAAATCAATAAGTACTTGCTGAATCCCAGGAATAAAGGATTCAAATGTTTTGAACGAAGAATTTACTCCAAGATCATCAAACAGCCCGCCAATTTCTGAAATCTTTTTAAAGATGCCATCAGACTCGGACAGCCCACTACCTTCGAATAATTCCGGTAATAACTTTGAAAAATCCAGAGGAGTAAATATAGAGTCAAAACCTGTAATGGCAGGAGTGACAAAGTTTTTCTGGATGCCAAAGTCGAGCGTTGGAGATGTGAGATCTCTGTGATTGTTACTCATAATAACCCCTTCTTTCTAAAATTTGTTTATGACGAATTTTACCATGATGGGGAAAATAAATCAAATGAAAAAGAGGTGAACCAAATGTTAAACATGGAAGAGAGAAAAGAAAAAGAAATTAACAACATGGTAGATATCTTAAAACAGATTGATCTGCCGGATATCCTTCTGCTTTCCAGAGACGCCAATACATTATTGATGCGTCAGCAGGAAGCGGGGATGGTGAAAGAAAGTGCATAAGTAAAGCGAGGTAAAAAAATGGCACCAACTAAAAAGAACTGGACCGCAATCATAATAGCATTGATTCTTACAGCGGTCGAAAGAAAAACAATGAACATGACACAATGGGAAAACTCTGCCACATATATGCTTATTTACCTGTGTGTTCGAGCAATATTGGAAGATTAGAAGAGAAATAAAGAAAATGGTAATAACAATAGCGATAGCCTGCGTCACGACTTCTGTTGCAGTCTCGATTGCGACAACAAAAATATTAGCTACCTATTATTTCAAAATTGTAGACAGCTATGTAGATGAAACGTGCAAAGTGACGAGAAAGTTCGTCAACGAAGCTTGCGAAAGAATAAACAGGAGGTAACAAATGAAAAGACTGTGTTACAAATGCTTCTCTGAACTTCCGGAGAATGCAAATTACTGCCCGATCTGCGGGGAACCGATGAGAGAACAGGAGAAAAAAATACCATTACCATTGAAGGTAACGGATAAAGCCATCCATGTAAAAGGCGAAGTAAATAGTTATGAAACGGGTTGGAGCACCAAAGCGGAGAATCGGAAGATTCGAGAGGAAACGTTAAAAAGTTTCAATTTGTTCCCTACCGCACTTGTTGGGGAAGACAGTACGATTTGCGTACCATTCAATCCAACAGAAGGCAGATCGGTAATTTACGAACAAATAACGGATCACGAATACTTCCAAAGAAAAGAAATCAAAAAAGAAGCCAAAGAACGGCATTTTAGAATACGTATTGATCCGGAGTCTCCGTTTGCAGAAGAAATCATGTATCAGACAACCATACTGAAAGAGATCCTGGACAAATTATATGTGCTCCAGAATACAGGAAGCGCAATGATCAACACCCAGGAATTCGCAAGAGCCGTCAGGGGTGTATGTAACGAAGAAAAGGAGAAAGAAGGTGAACCAGATGAATTATAACGAAAGATTAATGCCATGCCCGTTTTGCGGTGGAAAGGCGAACATGATAACAATAGCCAATGGATCCACTCATCATGATGTAAGTTTTACATTTGGAATCGAATGCTCGGAATGTGGAACGTGTCTTCCATGGGTACATGAATTAAGAGCCACACTTGAAGATGGCGAGCTGAAAATCACAAAAGATGAACGAGACAAAGCTGTTGAAGAGTGGAACAGAAGAATGCAAAAGAAAAAAAGCGAGGAAGAATGATGGAAAGACCAAGAAAAAACATCACCGCAACCATACAGCCGAGAAAAGCAACCGACAAAGGAGGGTGGCTGTGTATGCCGTTAGCAGACAATGTACCGAATGGTAAGAAAGGATGGAGAAAGATCCACTGTCCGATCTGTGGTGATATGTGTTGGAAGAGACCGGAAGACGAAGCTCTTATTCTCTATAACGGATTGGATGGAGCTGCATGCACACGGTGCGCTTTAAAGATGGGAGGTGACGCATCATGAACAAAAGAGTAAGAGAGATCATCAAAATGCATATGAATGCCGGATTAATACAACCAACCACATGGATTTCAATAATAGATCTGTCTGCAGGAAAAAGAGAAGGTGTTAGTGCTGGCGGACGATGGATATCAAAATATCTCGAAAGAGAGGTTGGCGCGTATAAATTAAGCGAGCGTAACGGGCTCTGCATTATGCTAAAAAGCCAAGAGGAATCGGAGGAAGAAAACCCATATTCGAAGAAAGAAGCACAGGATCCAGATGAACTTATTCCGGATCTGGTAGAGAAAGCACAGATGCAGCAGACATTACACGATGTATTAAGAATGCTGGATGGATGGGAATATCCTTCAAGACACATCGATGACGCGGAAGAAAATCTGAGATGTGCTATCAGAGAGCTGCGCGACGAAATCGAGAAAATACAGAATGTAGTGACAGGGACAGAACAGGAGGGATAACAAATATGAAAAGACATATCCGGAAAAATAAGGTGATCAGAACAATCAAGATTATTGAGATTGAAGCAACGCTACTGATTACAGAAGTAATATGGCTCTTGCTCCTGCTTTACTGCAGAGCAGCGGGACCATTAGATATCGTATGGAAGTAAAGAAAGCAACAACAGATACAAGCAAGTGAGCATATATAGATAAAAAGGAGGTACATAGCATGATTGTAGAGACGATCGTAACAAACGGATGTACGTGTCATATATCAGATGAAGCGTATAAAGATAAAAGCCAGGATGAGATCCAGCGTATCATTCGTGATTTTTCAGATCTCATTGACAGGTGCATGAAAGAAAAGATGGCGAAAGCATCATAAAAGAAAAAGCCTTCAGGAAACTGGGTGAAGCTCCTGAAGGCACACAATGCATTGATTTTCCCAAACCTCACAACCACGGGGTAAAAGTCAAATACATCTATAAAAATTATAGAACGAACTTTCGGGAAAGTCAATGCATCATATTGCCGTCTTTTTGCCAAATATCCGGAACAAATCAGGGGGGGGCAATACCCCCGTTAAGCACTTGATAAAGATATTAAGATAAGGACCGACAGCATGATAAAAAGAGTGACATATAAGCTGAGAAAAGGAGATGTCCTGATCGTACAGGAGTACCATGACGGGAAGTATGGGGCGAAGGGATTACCAAGAAAGAAAAAGAAGAAAGCTACAAAAGAAGACATTGCAAGAGTAAATAAATGGAATAAGACGAAACGGTGTCAGATACGTCTCTTGGAATACTTCGAACCGAACGATCTATTGGTCACCTGGACATACAAAGTAGCGAACAGACCGGCAACAATGAAGGAGGCAAAAAAACATTTTGCGGAAGCGATGCGGAAAGTAAGGAGAGAGATCCGAAAAAGAGGTTATGAAAACTTCTATATGCGGAACATCGAAAGAGGAACAAAGGGAGCATGGCATATTCATTTTGTGATTAAAGAGGTTGGAGATACCGCCAGCATTGTGCAGAACGCATGGGATAAAGGCGGCACGTGGCTGACAAAGATAAAAGACAGCGATTACTACGGCGAGGATATGCTGAAGCTTGCAGAATACCTCACAAAAGACGAGCATACCACGGAAACGAAGAAAGATGGCACGAAGTCCAAACCAAGGATTAAAGAGTCGGACTTCCACGGATCCCAGAATATGCCGCTTCCAAAACCACATCCGGACAAGCTCTACAGGTGGAAAAAAGAAATAAAGCCGAAGAAAGGCTACTACATAGCAAGGATGTGGGAAGGTATTAACCCGAAGACAGGGTATAAATACAGGAGATACACGATGATTAAATTAAACAGGAGGATTTGATAAATGGGCATAACCGTAAGACAGGTAATGAAATACTTAAGCGAATATCCGGACGATGCAAAGCTTGGTGTGATGGTGGCAGATACAAAGAACCGGAAGAAATACCAGATAAAGGATGGAAACTGGCTTGATATGTTTTCCTATCCGGTATTGGTACTGGATGTAGGAGAAGCACACGACATGGACGAAGTAGAGAAACAGGTAGCGTGTGAATGCGAAGAGCCGGAGATATTGGAACTGACTAAGAATCTGGTTCACTACAAATGCAAGAATTGTGGAGAAGATATCTGCGCAATAAAAAGAGGGAATTATAAAGAGCGTCTATGCAATTACTGCCCGAAATGCGGACAGAGATTCAACTGGGAAGAGGTGGAACTGGATGAAGCTTAAATACATGAGAAAAAGTGAAGATACAGAACAGATTCACGTATGCAACTGGGCGGCGTGGAATGAGAACCGTTATCCGGAACTGAAATGGTTGCATCACATCCCGAACGGCGGCAGCAGGAACAAAGCGGAAGCGGTAAAGCTTAAGAGTATGGGAGTAAAGTCCGGAGTATCCGATCTGCATCTTCCGTATGCCAAAGGGGTATACATCGGACTGTATATCGAAATGAAATACGGGACCGGCAGACATCAGGACAGCCAGATAGAGTTTCTACACGACATGGCAAAGAACGGACACTACGTAGCTTCTTGCTATACGGCCGGAGACGCAATCACAGTCTTGGAAGAATATCTACAGTTAGACAACATGATGGAAATGTTGGAACCAAACGACAGTATCTGGAACGAAGGCAAAATAAAAGAATTGAAACGCAGAGCACCGAAAGAGGTGGAAGAATGGACGACAGAGAACGGCAGAGCATAAGAGAGTTCTATGAAGTATATAACATGATCAAACAGGGAAGAGAACTCCGGGTGAAGACAAGATTCACACTGAACCACGGAGGAAGTATCCAGATCTTTGAAGGGATAGGCATCCATAAGAAACAGATCCTGAAAGTAGAAAGTGATGAAAGCTGGATAGAGTGCTATAGAAGGGCAACAGAAAGCCTGATGGAATGGGAGAGAACGGAAGAACAGGAGGCAAAAGTATCATGAAAATAATCGCAGTAATGAACCAGAAAGGCGGGATCGGCAAGACTATGACGGCCGCATCCATTGCCTATATTCTGGGACAGGAACAAGAAAAGAAAGTGCTGGTGATTGATGCTGATCAGCAGGGGAATATATCTATGCTCTACGGGGTATATGATCCGGAAGGAAGAGGACTTCCGGATCTGCTGGAGAACCATGAACGGGAAGGTGGTACGTACACTACATCCGAACTGATCCAGACGACACCATATGACCGGATAGACATTATCCCGTGCAACGGTTATTTGATGGCCACTAATATGTACCTGATGAAGACAGAGGAAGGAAACCAGATCTTAAGACTTGCAGAAGATTTAGAAGACGTAGCAGCTGCTTACGACTACTGCATTATTGATTGTGGTCTGATCATGGACATGACGGTGATGAATGCACTGGTGGCAGCAGATCTTGTGGTCGTACCGGTAAAACTCGGAGGATTCGAGATTGAAGCTGCCGATAACATGGATGAACAGCTGGAAAGCATCAGGAAGTTTAACGATCGAATTCGGATGAAAGTCCTGATCACAATGAGACAGAAGAACAAAACAACACTGCAGGTAGAAGAGTGGTTAAAAGAAAATTCCGGACACGATTGTTTCCAGACAGTGATCCGAAGATCTGTAGTAGCGGAAAAATCCACGATCGCACATGTACCGCTCCCGAAGTTCTCTAAGGGATGCATAGCGTCCCAGGACTACAGAGCAGTCACGTATGAACTTTTGAGAGATCTGGAGGGTGGACAGGATGAATAAGAGACAGGCGAAGAAATTATACAAAAAGATTCATGGGTGCAACCCACCAGAAGGAAGAATCCCGGCAGTACTTTTAAAAAATCCTGGTAAAGCGAAACAAAGCGGAGGGATAAGACGGATGCCGGAGGTTGCACTGGAAGCTCCGGCATGCTTTTTCCCACCGACAGGAAGAAGAAAAACATATGAAAATCTCACACCTTATGACTACGAAATAATGGGGAAGTGGAGAGAAAGCATGAAACGGCTAAATAGCAAGCTAGAAGGGCTGATAGAAGGAATAAAGGGGAAAGGCGATCCGGTAGTGATCACCACCAGAAAATTATCAGAGAACCGAAAGAAGAACAAGGGAACTGCTTGGAGAAGAGCAAGGAGGAATAGATAGATGGCTACGGGATGGAATGTAATGGACGCTCTCAACAATAAGACGAAGGCGGCAGCAGTTGACAATAAACCGAAAGCAAGATTCCGGACAAAGGATATTAATATAGATCAGCTCTACAGCAACGACAAGAATTTCTATTCTATTCCGGATATTGAACAGCTGGCACAGGATATCCTTGCCGTAGGCTTATTAGAGAACTTGACGGTGGTACACGATCCATGCGATCGTGGCGAATACCGTATCATAGCCGGAGAACGAAGATGGAGAGCGTTGACACTCTTGGTAGAAAAAGGCTATGAAGAATTCTCCATAGCATCCTGCCAGATCAAGACACCTGCGGAAGAGCATGAAGAGATGATCCAGTTAATCATAGCAAATACGTACCGGAATAAAACGGTAGCAGATATCCTGGAAGAACAGAAGACACTGGAAGAAACACTGAAATACATGAAAGAGAATGGACTGACACTCCATGGTTACAAATTGGACAGCGGACGTTTGCGGGATGTCATAGCCAACATGATGCAGGTATCATCCACCAAGATCGGACAGATTGAGTCAATCAACAAAAAACTGATCCCGGAATTCACGGAAGAGTTAAAAGAAGGACGATTAACATTTTCAGCTGCATACGAGATCAGCAAGATGTCCGAGGATATCCAGGAGGATATGCTGGAGCATCACCGGGAAAAGGGACTGACATACAAAGATGTGAAAGAATATGCCGAAGAACAGAAAAAAGCAGAAGAAGAAGAACAAATTGATGGACAGCTGAGCATCGAAGATGTGAATGCCGGTGCGTGTCAGAATCTGACACCGGAAGAAAATACTGATCAGAATGAAGTGGTGATGGTACGCGTTCCAACAGAAGAGGAAAGAGAGTATCTGGAATTAGTAGCGAGAGAAATGGTGAGCACATACAAATACTGGTTCCGCGAAAATGCGGAACAGATAACAGGGCAGAATATAAGAATGTGCAATAAACTGATAAAACAAAATCTGCATCCGGGAGTATCGGGAAGAATTTGGGTGTTTGAAGGAACTGACGGGAAAGATGCCGGGGAAATAAGGATGTACAGCGGATATATCCAATTGTGGGTAGACAACGAAAATAGGGGGAATTTCCATTGGCTCGACTTAACAGGAACCATCAAAAAAGTGTTGGAGGAAAACGTAAAAGAAGAAACGGAAAAAAAGGAGAAAAATGAAGAACAGGAAGAAAAAAGCGAAGAAACCGAAGAGATTGAAACACCTGACACCTATGCAGTATCTGGCCTGGAAGAAGAACCTGCAGAGAAAGAAAATGAATATAGATACCAGGACAAAGAAGAAACGCAGGAACGAGTTCCGGAAGAGGCACAACTAAATGAAAAGAAATCTGAGAAAACAGAGCTTGACATTGCCAGGGAAGAAAATCAAAAATACAGGAATTATCTGGAGATGGCGAAAGGACACATGGATACTAATGACATCCGGGTGCGGACGTACAAGGTAATGATTGCGGCACTGGCCGGATATATCAATGATCTGGACACGGTAATGAATCCACCAAAAGAACCGGAACAGCCAGAACTTCCGAGATTCAAGAATAACGATCAGCGAAAAGAATGGCTGAGAAATTATAAAGCTTGGGGATTATGGTACACAGATAAAAACATAAATGTAAATTATTATAAATACGATTTCGCTGACGGCAGCAGGCTTGTAGTTGCAGAATACAAGAATCGCATAAACGGGTGGAATGGAAAAGAAAAAGAAGATGAGTATTACTTCCACCTGTTAGAAAAAGACAAAAAACCGTATGGTGATGGAAAACCATACGATAAGCAGTACATGAATGCTACAGACAGTGAGACGTATCTGGTAGAGTTCTTAAAAAACTTACAAAAGAATGCGTGATATCCATGAGGATCAAAAATGTAAACCCAAAAGGTTGGTACGATATTCCAGGTTATGATGGAATATACCAGATTAACTACTGGGCAGACATACGAAAGAAATTAGGGAATGGGAAGTATAAGCACCTAAAACCGTATGTAAAGAAGAATAATCAGGGGAAAAGACTAATTAAGCTGAAAAGGAAAGAGGTAGTAGTCATGAGCCTGATGCGGATCACGTTCATCGGAGATCTTCCGAAAGGATATGTAACGTATCACAAGAATGGAATTAAAACTGACGACATACTTGGCAATATCGGAGTAATCGCCAAAAAAGAACTATCCAGAAAAACTGGACAGATGAATGGAAGAGCAACCAAGGTAGCAAAAATCAACCAAGACGGCGAAATCGTAGCATTCTATAAATCGGCGAGAGAAGCTGCACGGCAGAACTACATGAGCTATCAAACAATACTGGATCGCATAAACGGAAAGGTAAAAGGCATCTACGCACCGGATGGATACGCATACTGTAAAGACTCGGACAAAGAGATAACAGAGATGATCAGAAAGATAGAACGGAAGAACACAGAGGAATGCGGCGCGAAATTTATAAAAGCACCGGAAATAGTATTTGATTTTTAGAAAAACGAAGATGGAGATAACGGGAATGAAACTGAAAGAATTACTGAAAAAAATAGATGATAGAGAAATGTTGAACATCTACAACAAAGAGAGACTGCATCGGCAGAATGGAACCGGAAAATGCAAGAAAGTATTTAAGCATATTATTACTGGAAAGCGAGGTAGACGTGATACGAACGTGTGGCGAAGAAATTGAAATATATATGAAAGAGGATGAACCACAAAGAAAGGAATAATAGAGATGAACATAACAGTAAAACAAGGAATTGATAACTGCTATCTGGCACACCAATATGAGCATCCAGGATACGAAGAAGATAGATGCGCTGGCTTGCGAACGTGCAATGGTGGAGGAGAGCCGATAGACAAATGTAAGGAATGCGCTCTGTACTATGGGAACAGAGAACTACAAGAGGTGATGAGATGAGACTGATAGATGCCGATGCAGAAATAAAGAAAATTGAAGAAGAGATACAACACACAGAAAAATAATTGAACAATGGAGATCAAGAAAAATACCAAGAAAAAATCTATATGACATAGATAAAAATATCCGGAAGCTTGAGAGAAACATAACGGATTGCAAAATAGAAATTCGGATACTGAAAAATTATACTACAGCATACGATCTGGACAAAGTGATAGAAGAATTGAAAGATAGCACCGTAGAATTTGAACTGTTTGGAACGTGTTCGGATTACGTAGAAATAAATCATGCGATTGAAATTATAAAACGGGGCGGAGGTACTGACAAGGATGAAAAATGATATAAAGAAGAACGGATCCGGCTATTATGATCCGACGGCATTCAAAGCAATAATAAACACAGGGGGGGGTAAATAACATGGAAGTATACAAAGGAGATATATTCTATATTGAAAAAGGTAAGACAGGAGAGAAATCACCAGCGGTCGTAGTATCAGCGACAGAAGTGATAGAAGAAACCGGCTGTGCGCAAGTAGCATGGCTGACGAATAAAGAAGAGAATTCTTCTTCGACACATGTAAAAGTTATGTGCATGACACCATCAGTAGCAATATGTGAGAAACTGTCATTCGCCTATCTTGACCGATTCGGAGAGTATATCAGAACATGTACAGAAAAGGAAATACAGGATATAGATAATGCGATGCTGGCAACATTTGGAATTGAACGACAAAATGACAATGCGGATTGCGAAGAAATAAGAACGCTCAAGAAAGAACTGGAAGAAAAACAAAGAGAAATAGAAGAGATGAAAGTCTCTGCAAGAGAGAAAGAGACAGAAGAAAAAGAACCAGACGACCAGATGGAAGAAACGGCCAATAGATTGCAGCATGAAGTAAACACAAAATGTAGCAGGGAACTTGAAAAGGTCCAGAAGTACCAGGAAGGCTATACACAGGGAATAGAGGACTTCTTAAAATACATAAGAGGGGAACTGAAAGAATAATGCCAAAAGAATTCAGAAAACGATTAAAACACTGGATCATGAAAGCCGGAAAGAAAAACTGTTCGCACTGCTGCATATTCTGCGAATGGTGGCAGATGTGCAAATACGAGGAATATAAAAAGCGTGAGGACAGCCAACGCAAATTTGAAAGAGCTCGTGATGTACTGAAAGCAGAATCAAAGAAGACATGGCTATATAAGACGATCATCAGATTACTGGATTGGATGGCAGAGAAAATAGAATAGCTTGCACTTGCCGGTAATTGTATCACGACAGCAACCGGTTGATATAGATTCCCTCCGGCGAAAGCCGGACGGCAGCAGTCGGAGGAGAAAGGAGAACCACGTGAGAAAAAAAGTTAGGAGCAAGGAAGCAGGACCAAATGAAGATAGGCACCAATGCAGGACGTGCATCTACAGAGCATGCAGAACCGGCTTGGGTGGTTGTAACTATATTGGAGTAGAAGGACATAGCAGAGGGTGCGCGGTAGAAAACTGCACAGTATACGTAAAAGGACGTAAAAGAAAGAGAGCATTGTGGTAGGTGAATGAAATGAGACAACATATATGTGACGGATGCGGGATGCCGATAGGCGCAACGTATTACACAATAAGAATATACGCAGGATGTGACGGACCAGGCGGAACGGCAAAAGCGTACGAACATAACATGAGACAGGCGATGCAAGATATGTATGGACCGAAAGAATATTGTGAAGCGTGCAAAGACAAAATTGAAAAATGTATAAAACAATGTGTGAATCACGGAAAAGAGAACTATGAACCATGAAGGTTATAAAGATCCGACAGCAGACAAAGCACTGCACAGATACAACCAGATGCCCTACCACATGCGCAGAGCACTGACCGATCTACAGGATATAGCAAGTCTGTTCGGATTTGATATCTTGATAATAAAAGACGGGCGGACAGGGAGGAAATTTAAAGTTGAAAATGAGACCAATCAACAAAGATAAGTACGGTATTGATACGAATAGATTTTTGGAGATAAAATACCATTGCTTACAGTATCCAAAATGGAGAAGGGAACTTGCAGAACTTACAAACACCATAAAAGCCATGCAATATGGTCAGGAAGGAAAAGGAAGTCCAAGCCAGGCGTCGCAGACGGAACACCTGGCTATTAAACGTATGGAGCTGGAGGAAAAATGTAAACGGATTGAACAGACAGCAATCGAAGCAGACGCAGTAATCTATCCGTGGATTCTGGAAGGGGTTACAACAGACTATGCAACATATAGATACTTAAGAGATTCCAAAAAGATTCCATGCGGGAAAAAGATGTATTATGAGCGAAGAAGGAAGTTCTATTACCTGATGTCAAAGAAAATTTAAAAAGAGGGGGACTCAGGATACAAGAAAGTGTGTTATTATGGTAACATCAAGAAAAAAGAACAAAGGACATACTCACCCGAAGGGTGGCAGCAGTCGAGAGATTGTGGCCATCCTTTTTATGCATAGAGAAGTAAAACAGAGGTGCTGATATTTACCCGAAGGGTGGCAGCAGTTAATAAAAATATAAAAAGAAGCATAAAACTGTTGACATATGGTGCACCATATGATATTATATATACATAAGGAGGTGAGATGCAGATGGGAAAGAAAAAACGAAAGAAAAAGAGAACTGCAATAAAGCTACTGATAGAATTTCTGATTGCGCTCGGAACATTCTTGACAGGGTTAGCAAGCTTGATTACAGCTCTCAAATAGGGGAAAGGGCGAAAGCCCTTACCTCTTGTAAAGATTATAACCCATCTGACAGGATATGAAAAGAATAAGATTCAGTGAATTGTTTTTGTTTGCGGCGATTGTAATATTCTTTGGATCCGGAAAGAACATCTATAGTAGTGTATTGCTTATGCTTGCATCAGCATACATGATGATAGATATAGCCTCGGAACTTAAGAAGAGGAGGGAAGATAATGCCGGTCGGGAATCCTAAAGCGCAGACGATTGCCACCAAAAGATACGAGAAGAAGGCAGGCTGGGTATCAAAGTCATACAAACTCAAGAAAGAAGTTGTGGACGAATATGCAGAAGCCTGCAAGAAAGCGGGAGTGAGTGCCGCAGGACAGCTCACGAAGATGATGAAAGAGTTCATCGAGGAAGTAAATAACGGATAAAGAAAGAGCACTTGGAGAAATCCAGGTGCTCTTTTGCGTGGAGGAATTATGATAGTTACGTGCAAGAATAAAGGTTGTAAACATTACTGGAAACTTAGCAAGAAAGAACATTGTCCTGCAGAGGAAAGTTGTCCGAGATATATGAGCAATAGAAGAGAAGGGGAGAAGCAGATTCCCAAGTGTAAAGACTGTGAGTTCTGCAAAAGGATCTACACAGATCAGGGAAAAGAATATCACTGGGAGTGCTGTTACAAAGGCAGACACAAGACGATATTGATGGTAGATCAGAGACGTTGTGACTGCCGGTTATAGTGGAGCTGGAGGGTGCGGAAAGGGAGCACGCCGGTCTTAATAGCCGGAGGACACAGGTTCGAATCCTGTTCCAGCAATTATGGAATGGACACAACAAGAGATAAAGAAACTGATAGAAGAGAATAAGCTGTACCGATTCTATAAGAGCAAAGAGTGGATCGCATTAAAGAACAATGTACTGGATAAGTTCCATCATGAATGCCAGTGGTGCAAGGAGAAAGGAAAAGTATCAAGAGCTGAGACAGTGCATCACGTACAGTACGTCAAGACACATCCGGAGCTTGCACTGTGTGAGTTCTATGAGTACAGAGGAAAGCAGTACAGGAATCTGATACCACTCTGTCATGACTGTCACGACAGAGCGCACGAAAGAATGAAGTACAGGAAGGTGAAGCGGGTGAATGAAGAACGATGGTAGAAGAAGAGATAAAGGTTGGAGATCGTGTTACGTTTTCGGGACACGGATACAGGAGAGCAATAGCATATGGATATGCGAAGCTGTTCGGAGAGAAGGAACACAAGGTTCTGGAGGTTCGAACGTCCTGCTGTAACAGATTCATTGTGTTGGATGATGTAGACGGAATGTATTCTGAAAAATTTTTTACAAAGGTACCCCCGGTACCCCCTATACCCAAAATCCGCGGGGGACGCTTACAACGGGTAGGGGGCACGCCTGAACCGCGCTGACTCGCGCGTGATAAAAAATGGAAAAAAGTTGGTGGTGAAATATATGGCGCGAAAGTCGAAAAAAGCCCGCGAAATGGACGAAATCAAAGAAAAAATTAAATCCAGTTTAATCAAACAATTACGTGCAAAAGGTGCAGAAACGGCACATTTTTTGGACATAATTGATGATTATATGGAGTTTTATGACACAAAAAAGGCTCTACAAGAGGACATAAAGGAACGTGGAGTGTCGTACAAGACACTTTCTGCAAACGGATTCGAGATCACAAAACAGAACCAGTCTGTGAAAGATATGGTGGCTGTAGAAAAGCAGATGTTGAGCATCCTGAAGGAGCTAGGGTTGACGACGGATGAACCAACAGGAAATGAAGTAGTCGATGAAGATCTGTAAACAGATTGACCAGTATATTGAATTCGTAAGAAGTGACGAAGCAGTTGTTTGTGAGGAGCAGCTGCTTCTTTGCGATTTTGTGGAAAAAGTATTCGCGGAGGAAGATGTCTATGTAGATAAAGAGCAATTAGAAAGGTATCTGGGACTGGAAAAGTATTTCCCGTATAAGCTGTTACCGTGGGAACAGTTCTGCTTCACTTTGCACAACTGTGTGTATAAAAGAGAAGACGGCCAGTTGAGATTCCCATATCTAATGATTTTAGTTGGACGCGGGGCAGGAAAGAACGGATATCTTGCGTTTGAAGATTTTGCGCTGGTCACACCAGTCAACGGAGTGAAAGAATACCACATCGACATATTCGCTACATCAGAGGACCAGGCAAAAACGACATTCGAAGATATATATAACATCTTGGAGGACAACAAAAGATTCTTCAAAAATACGTTCAAGTGGAATTTGGAATGTATCACCAACATTCGGACAAGATCGAAGATCAAATACCACACCCGTGCACCGGACACAAAAGACGGAGGTAGACCGGGGAAAGTAGATTTTGACGAATACCATGCATACAAGGACTATAAGCTGATCGAGGTAGCGACTGGAGGACTTGGGAAGAAAGACTTTCCGAGACGAACCGTCATATCCACGCAGGGGGATATCCGGGATGGCCCGCTGGATGAATTGCTGGAAACTTGCCTACAGATCTTGAAAGGAGAGATTCCGGATAACGGGAAACTGCCGTTCATCTGTTGGCTGGATGATCCGGAAGAAGTAAAGGATGAGGAAAAATGGCAGAAAGCAAATCCATCCTTGAGAAACTTCCCAACTCTCCTGACAGAAATGCGGATGGAATATGAAGAGTACAAGCTGGATCCGGTAAATCACACGTCATTCATGACTAAACGAATGAACCGGCCGCCAGGGGAAACGCAGTATTGTGTGACAGATTGGAAAAACCTAGAAAAAGCAACCAGAAGTCTCCCGGATCTTCGTAATCATTCTTGCGTAGCCGGAATTGATTATTCCAAAACGAATGATTTTGTAGCCGCCGGGCTGCTGTTTAAAGTCGGAGATAAACGATATTGGATGCATCATACGTGGGTATGTAAGAAATCGAGAGATCTTCCGAGGATCAAATACCCACTGAAAGAAGCTGAAGAAGAAGGAGTATTGACGATGGTGGACGACGTGGAGATAGATCCGGAGTATGTGACAGACTGGCTTCTGGAAAAATCGAAGTTATACAAAATCGAATCTGTGGTGATGGATAACTTCCGGCAGACATGGCTCAGAGAAGCACTTGGCAAAATAGGTTTTTCGGATGAAAAGAAGAATCTGAAGCTGATCAGACCGAGTGATGAAATGAAAGTTGCACCAGTAATCGGCTATATGTTCGCACGTGGATTGATCGCCTGGGGAACCAGCAAGATCATGCGCTGGTACACATGGAACTCAAAAGCGGTGACGGACAAAAAAGGCAATGTCACATATGAAAAAATAGAGCCACGTTCACGAAAAACGGACGGTTTTAAAGCGTTCGTGGCAGCAGTCACAGATGAAGAAAGAATTAAACAAAGAAGAATTATAAAAAACAGGATAGGAACAGTATGTTAGGAGGCGGAACATGGGAGTAAAAAACTTCCTGGAAAAAGTATTTAAGGTTACCGGTACGAATACAGAAACGGTCGTGGTAAATATACCCGCATCGATCTACTATAAGGAACTGGCGATCTACACAGCGAGCTCTTATCTGGCAAATGCAATCAGCATGGCAGAGATGAGAGTGTTCAACAAGGGAAAACCTGTAAAAGATCAGGATTATTATTTGTTGAACGTAGCACCGAATAAAAATGAAAACAGCAATTATTTCTGGCACAGAGTAATTCGAAAAATGACACGATCGAAAAAAGGCGCACTGGTGGTCGAACTAAACGGGGAACTACATTGTGCGGAAGACTTCACAATCGTGCAGGAAAGGCCGGTTCTGGGAAATATCTACGGTGGTGTCATATTGCCTGGTGGATTACAACTCAACCGAACGTTCCGAGCAGAGGAAGTGTATCTGTTCCGAATGGAGGACGAATGTGCACAAACACTGATTGATGGAGTGTACAGGGAATACGGGAAGCTCCTGGAGACAGCGGCAAGAACTTTTAAGGATACGAATGGAAGAAAATTCAAGTATAAGGTAGATACAATTAAAGCCGGAGATGAAGAATTCCAAAAACAATTCAAAGAAGTTATTGCAAAAAACATCAAAGATTATATGGAGAATGAATACGCCACATATGTGGAGTATGCTGGTGAGGAACTGGCAGAAGAATCGGTAAAATCCCCGAAAACATCCGATGATTTTGTGAATATCCGCAAAGACATTTTTGAAATGGTCGGACAGGCTTTTAAAATTCCAATGTCAATGATGATGGGGAATATCACGAACCTGAAAGAGGTGTGTGACGTGTTCCTGACGTTTGGGGTGAATCCGCTGGCAAATACCATTTCGGAAGTACTAAATAAGCGTGCGACCGTCTATGAGTACATGAACGGCAATTATTACCAATGCTACACGGGCGGAATCAAACACAGAGATCTGTTTGAGACTGCAGCCAATGTAGAGAAGCTGATCGGCTCAGCGATCATAAATACAGACGAAGCAAGGGAGGAATTAAGCTTGGTACCATTAAACACACCGTGGAGTAAAACGTATTACGTTACGAATAACTTCAGGGAAGCAGACAGCACAAGGACAGCAGTGAAAGGAGGTGAGGAGGATGAATAAGATCGGTGGAATTTGCTTTGCACACCAGCAGGCAGGCACAGTGCATAAAATCTACCTGTATGACGAAGTAAAAGCAAAAGGTGATTTTAACTGGGAAACATGGGAGTATGATGAATCTGAAACATCGGCAAGCCATTTCCGTGATTTATTGGAGGGCGTGTCAGATTCTGACACCATCGAATTGTATATCAATTCGGACGGTGGATCTGTAAAAGAAGGAACTGCCATTTTTACAAACCTGAAACGTTGCAAAGCATACAAGACGGGTTATGTGGACGGAGTGGCGAACAGTATTGCCGCCACAATTCTCCAGGCATGCGATCACCGCGTGATGGGGGAGGGAACTGCCATGCTTCTCCACAACATGTGGACGGTAGCCGCAGGGAATGCGGATGAACTCAGGAGTCAGGCAGATAATCTGGATGCCTGGATGAAAGCTTCCAGAACTCTTTTCTTGAATCGGTGCGGAGGAAAGGTTACAGAAGAAGAATTAAAAGAAATTATGGACAAAGAGACTCTGCTTGAACCGGACAGAGCCTTGGAACTCGGCGTGATCGATGAGATTGCCGGACGAACTACAGTAGAACTTGATGGGGCAATGCAGTCCTCGAAAGAGATTGGGAAAATGAGAGAGAAGATTAAACAGTCGAATTTCTCAAACCAGTTAAAAGAATTCGAAGAACTGACAAAGCCGGAAAAAGAAGAAAAAGATGTCTCTATGCAGACATTTTTTAATATGTTTTCAATGTAAAAAAAAGAAAGGAGAAAAAAGAATGTTAGGAAACATTGCAGACACAAGACAGAGAGAAGCAGTGGCGGCTCTGCAGAGCGCACTGCAGAGTGGAAACGAAGAGGAAGGAAAAAAAGCCTGGGGACAGGTGATTGACGCCATCACAGAAAAAGTAAAGACAGACTTTGAGATGTACAGCACTGATACGAATGTGCTTGCTCAGAGAGGCTACAGACAGCTCACAAGCGAAGAGACGGAGTTCTATCAGAATCTGGCAAAGGCTGGAAAGGCGAGCGATCCGAAGCAGGCGTTCGCGGATCTGATTAATACAGATGGTGGAATGCCGGAAACTATCATCGAAGATGTGTACAGAGATCTGTTAGAGGAGCACCCACTGTTAGACAAAATTACATTCCAGAATGTGAAATACCTTACAAAGTGGCTCTTAAATGATCACACCAGACAGAAGGCAGCATGGGGACAGATCAATGGCGAGATCACACAGGAAATTGAATCTGCATTCAAGGGCGTAGAGGTTACATTACTGAAACTGACAGCCTATGCAGTGATCCCACAGGATATGCTGGATCTTGGACCATCGTTCCTCGACAACTATATCCGCACCATCCTGAAAGAGGCGTTATACGTAGCACTTGAAAAAGCTATCGTATCAGGAAGTGGAAAAGATGAACCGGTCGGACTGAACAGAGATATCCACGAGGGAGTAGACTTTTCAACATCAACCGGATATCCGGAAAAAACAGCAATACAGGTAACGAATTTTCTCCCGGCAAATTACGGACCACTTGTGGCAAAATTGGCGGTCACAGAAAAGGGACGCATGAGAAGCTTTGATGAAGTGCTGATGATCTGCAATCAGGTAGATTATCTGAATAAGATTATGCCAGCAACTACGACGCTGACAACAGGTGGAACATATGCAAGAGATTTATTCCCATTCCCAACAGAAGTTGTGAGATCGAATGAGGTAAAAACCGGACAGGCTATCCTGTGCTTGCCAGAAGAGTATTTCTTCGGACTTGGAGAGAGCAAAGATGGAAAAATCGAATATTCCGATGAGTTCAAGTTCATTCAGGATGCGAGAACATACAAGATCAAGCTCCATGGAAACGGTCGTCCATACGATAACACAGTAGCGATCGTACTTGACATTAGTAAGCTGGATCCTGCATATGTAGTTGTTAAAACGGCAGAGAATACAGTCGTAGCGTAAGTTATGAACGAGGAAGAAAAAGGAAAACTCATAGCAGCAGTAGAACGGGACTGTAAGATCACATGGTCGAATTCGGAGACGGAAAAAGAAATAGAGGAAAAAGTCGAAGATTCGATCGAGGTGGTCGCACATAAACTCGGGATGCATGAGGATGAAAAAGAAGACTTTACGAAACCTGGATATGCCAGGACATTACTCTTGAAACGATGCTGGTACGCATGGAACAAGATGGAAAATGAATGGGAACAAAATTATAGATGGGAAATCATAACAGCCCGGCATATTTATGAGGTGAAACATGGCAAAGAAGACACAGAATAGCTATGGAGATGGAATTGCAGAGGTTTACCGTAAAAAAGATATAGAAAAAAATGTAAGAAGCCTGGATGATTTAGAGTATCTGGGCTTCCTGTATTTTACGGAAAAGTCCAGACGGCAGCAGGATATTGAGTTTGCGGAACAGTGCGGAGCACACTTGACAACCAAGATTGCTACGCAGGATCTGGTAGATCCGGATAATGATTACAATATTATAATTGACAACACGATCTATGCGATTATTTACGTTGATCACAATAAAAAAGACCGTGAACTCTATTTCTATCTGGAAGAGGTTAGAAAAATTGAAAGACAAGATTAAAGAAGCGTTAAAAGAGATTGTGCCGGATGTATATTACGGCTCCGGAAAATTTCAGGGACGTAAAAGCTGGGACTGCATTGTATTCGGGAAAAGAAGAACCCGAAAGACAGATAGCGGCAGCGGAAATACCAGACGGTGGTTCGTAGCAATCGTGAAAGAGGAGTATATTCCAGAAGAACTGGAAAAACAGGTAATTAAAAAGATGAAAGACGTTGGATTCAAGGAAGCAGAAAATACGGATATATTATATGATTACGTAGAAAAAGCCGGAGAATGTACGGTGGAGATCTGCACAATGGAATTCTACAAAATAGAAAAAAGGTGTAGCCGATGAGTTATTTTTACCTGGACACAAAGGAATTTGACAAGGTTGCGACAGCGATCGAAAACTTTTCCGACAGATCTGTTGCAGAACAGATCATAAATGATTATCTGGTAGATGATGGCGGAAAAAAGATAAAAGAGTATATCCGGGCAATCTTACCGGTATCTGGCAGAACGTGGAATGGAAAGAAAGCAGCTGCTTCACAGACCGATCCATTTCGAATACAGGGGGAAAATCTTGCGGTAAAGGTATACACAAAGGGCAGTTATCATTACCTGTATTTTCCGGATGATGGATCGAATACGAGACATCATCGGGGAGATCAACAGTTCATGTTTCATGGTGCTGAAAAAGCGGAAGATGAAATTGTGAATGGTGTAATTGACAAATTAGTAGAAAGATTGGAGGAAACATAATATGGCTGGAATTAGGGAAACTGACTTCACAGAAGTTGAAATAACGAAGCTTGGAATCAGAATCGGAGTTGCAACGAAAGCGGATGTCCTGGATTGCGTGGGAAAACTTGAAGAAGAAATGAACTGCAAAACCATGACAAAAAAATGTGGCACTAAAATATTAAAAACCAGAACGAAAGGAACGGGCGACGGAAAACTGAAGATATCCGCATACGTTCCACAGGATATGCTGGCAGATCTGCACGGAATGACTCGCTCAGAGTTAAAAGATGGAGTAATCGCTTATGGATCAAATTCACTGCATGCAGTAGCTTGCGTTACTGCAGAGATTTTAGATGAGGACAGCAATAAAAAATACAAGGCTTATCCAAACTGTACAATTCAGACGGCACTGTCAAGAAGCATCGACAATGATTCAGAAGATATCAGCATGTTAGAACTGGAGATTGCGGTCATGCCAGATGAACACGGAGAAGGATTATACGAAGCAATTGAGAGCGATTTGAAAGACGATACCGTAAAACAGAAATGGATGGAAGAGTTCTCGAGAGAACTCGTTACTGCAGTAGCAGCATAAGGAGGAAAACTATGAAAGTCAAAGTAAAACAGAGGTTCCGGGACAAATATACAGGAGATATCCTGTTTGCAGGAGAAATCCTGGCTGTATCAGAAGAACGATACAACGAAATCAAAGCAAAGAACAAAAGTCTGGTGGAAATCATGGAAGAAAAAGAAGAACTGGAAGAGACCTCGGAGACGGTTGAATCAGAAGAGAAAACTGCAGGGAAAGAAAACTTGGAGAGTGCAGAAACGCCGGATGATCAGGAAGAAACTTTGGACGAACTGAGCAGAGTTGCATTGGAAAAGATGAAGGTAGACGAGCTGAGAAAGAAAGCAGAAGAAATGGGAGTTGATTCCATGGGCAAAAAAGAAGAATTGATCAAACGTATTCTTGGCGAGGAGGAAAATGTAGATGAAGAATCCTAAGATTAATTATGAGGAATATGAACTTACAAATGGGGAGTGTGTGGCAATGTCCACCGCTCCTATTCTTATGTTGGCATTAAGAAAAAGCGATAAAAAATCGTATGAGACATTAAGTAAGGTTTTAGTAAAAGGTGTAAATGATAAAGACGCACTTGAAGTGGCAGAATTCTTGTATGCGGCATATAAGAATGCGAATCAGGATGAAGAGGGAACCATGACATTTACGGACTTTTTCGAAAATATGGACCAGGACTGGAGAAAGAACATGGAAGTGATTAATGAGATGTATTCACCATCAAAAAAGCGGGATTCCGGGACGGATTCCGAAGAGTAACACGCAAAAAAGCCAAAGGATACTTAAGACTTCCAAGGTTCGAGATTGAAACCGTGGAAGATATGTACGTCTATTACGTGATTATGAATGGAATCAGCGAGGATGTATTCTGGTATTCGGAATATAATTCCCTGCTTACAATCCTGGAAGACAAATATGCATATGAAGCATGGAAAGCATATGCAGAAGAACAGATGTTGGAGAGAGGGTGATTGATTAAGCAACAGAGAAGCAAGCGTGAAGTTCCGAGCGGATACGAAAGAACTGACGAGCGGGCTGAAACAGGCAGAATCGTCATTAAAAGCGTTACGTGCGGAGTTAAAACTGAATGAAACGCAAATGAAGGGAACTGGGGAATCAACGGACACCCTGGAAAAGAGAGAAAAGCTCCTGCAGAAAGAGCTGGAGGCAAGCGGCCAGAAAGTGGAGCTACTGACCGGGAAAATGGAGTCGGCAAAAGCCATATTCGGGGAAAACTCGATTGAGGCGAATAACTGGAGTGCAAAACTTGCGGACGCAAAAAGAGCACAGGAGGCTATCTCACAAGAACTCTCACAGACATCTGCAAAACTGGAAGAACAAAGAAACGCAGAGACGCAGTTGTCTGCGGAGCAGCTAAAGGCGGCAGAAGAAGCAAGAAAACAGGCTGAAGCAGAAGAACAGCTAAAGGCTGCCGTGGGACAGACAGATAATAAGATTCAGGAGATGGATCAAGAACTACAGCTGAACGAAACGAAGTTGGAGGGCGCGAAGAATAAGACAGATCTTTTGAAGGAACGCCAAAAACTTCTTGGTCAGGAGTCAAAAGCAGCTGCAGACAAGACGAAGATCTTACAGGATGCGCTGGACGAATGTGCCAGAGAGGTTGGAGAGGACTCTGAGAAGTATGCAGAGTTGAAAGCGGAACTGATGGATTCTAAAATCAAGCAGGAAGAGATTCGGAACGAGATTAAGAAGACATCGGAAGAATTGAAGAATCAGAAGACGGCCATCCAGACTTTTAGCGAAGGGCTTGGAAAGTTTGGCGAAGGGACGGAAAAAGTCGGACAGAATCTGAAAGTGGTCAGTACAGCGGCCGCTGGAGCGTTGGGAGCATCCGGAGCAGCTGCCATACAGTTTGAATCTGCTTTTGCTGGTGTCAAAAAAACATCAGATGAAGTATTTGATGCAAACGGCAAGTGCGTATACAGTTACCAACAGTTGGAAGATGGAATCCGGAGCATGGCAAAAGAGATACCTGCTTCTACGACAGAGATCTCGCAGGTTGCAGAAGCAGCCGGACAATTAGGAATTAAGACTCAGGATGTTCTGGGATTCACCAGAGTTATGATCGACATGGGCAATTCCACCAACCTGTCGGCAGAGGATGCAGCAACGTCCATCGCAAAGTTTGCAAATATTACAGGTTTGGCCGCAGATACATCCATGACTGCAGATGAAAAATATAAAAAGATGGGCAGCACCATCGTAGATCTGGGTAACAACTACGCCACTACTGAAGCAGACATCATGAACATGGCGACCAACCTTGCATCTGCGGGTACACAGGTAGGAATGTCAGAATCTGACATCCTTGCGCTTGCTACGGCATTAAGTTCGGTCGGAATGGAAGCGCAGGCGGGCGGTACAGCATTCAGCAAAGCATTAATTGAAATGCAGCTTGCTGTAGAAACTAACAGTGATTCGCTAAAAGACTGGGCAGACGTAGCAGGAATGAGCACCAGCGAATTTTCTAAAAAGTTCAAAGAAGACGCCACAGGCGCATTAGAAGCATTTATCGAAGGCCTTTCGAAATGTGGAGGAGAAAGCGATTCTGCAATCAAAGTCTTAAATGACATGGGGATCACGGAAACGAGGATGCGAGATGCACTGTTGAGATCTGCGAATGCAAGCGATGTATTTACATCTGCGATAAGTACTGGAAAGAATGCCTGGGAAGAAAACACGGCATTAACCAATGAAGCGAATAAACGTTATGAAACGACGGCGTCGAAGCTGGCTATTATGAAGAACAATCTGTATGATGCCGGAATCACCCTTGGGAATATCTTTCTCCCGATGATTGC